GCGGCGCGTGGGATCTTGAAGGCAGCGGCGAGTCCGACTTGGCCGTCACCCCTGCGGGTGGCGAAGAAGCCGACCTGATCGTTGCCCATGTATAGACTGTCATTCCGGCGGATGGTGAAGCCCACCCGGTCGAAGATGTAGTACTGTTTGAAGTCCCCGAAGATGGCGATCTTCTCGGTGGACGTGATATTGCCCCCCAATCCGCTGACAACGTCGGTATCCACCACCGGCCTGCCCAGGATGAACGCAGACGGGGCTGCGGTGATGTTCTCCACTCCTGTAACGCCGTTCCCGGTGACCTGAATCTGGTTGATCAGCGAGTTGATCGCCGACTTCATGACCCAGGTGCTGTTGGCCCGGTGCTGGGCTTCCAAGGCGTAGAACGTGCCGATGAGGTCTGCCACGACGACACTTGTCGATCCGGCCATCGTGTAGAACGCAACGTCTGTATCCGACATGATCCCGGCGTACTGCGTGGTGTTGTTACCGCTGATAATTCCGACGTCCTCAAACCTGCCCGCCGACTCTTGGAATATCTGCGAGAGAAGGTTCGGGAGGTTGATCGCCGAGTCGTCCAGGAGCTCGCGGCTGACCTTGATCAGCCCTCCGGACTTCTCGATGGAGAAGGTCACCTGGCCCACGGTTGGCGTGGACTCGGTCGGTGCCGCTTCTTCAGCTATCGCCGCCCAGGTCGCCGACGCCATGGTCGGGATATATCCATCCTTGGATGCGACCCGGATCACGTTGCAAATGGGCCGGAGCTGGGAGCCTGGGACGCCGGTGTCATGGATGGTATTCGCCAGGAATTGCTCCGGGACGAAGAAGCCGCCCTCGGCGTCCGTGTCCTCTTGCATGGCCTTGGCCTCGTCCGGCGAGGCGGTCTTCCAGAAGAAATCGTCGGACGGGGACTGGAACCACTTGACGAAGGTGTCGGACATGAACCTCGCCTCGTCCTTGACGTTGTCGCCGCACAAATCCTGGACCCAGAGCGGTTGTGCCATCGCCGGAAGTCCCTTAACCCAGGACGCCGGTTTGTAATCGCCCTTGATCCTGGCGGTGGTGTCCGTCGGGTCGTAGATCGCCACGTCGTTGGACGTCACCGGGACCGGGTTGAGTGGGCGATCGAAGTCGCCTTTGAGTGCTGCCATCTTGGTCGCGGCCTGATCGAATGTATCGGCCTGCTCCATCTTCTCCTGGGCCTCGGTGATCATCCGGTTGAATGAATCGACCTCGCCCTTCTCCAGTTCGGTCTCCGCAACGCTCAACAGTGCGGCGGCCTGTTCCCTCATCTCTCTGGTATTCACGGTTGTCTCCTTAGTTCGTTTTGATGCCTTGTAGCTGGAGGCGTGATCGCAACAGGCGCAGCCTGGCCTGGACCGTGCTGGAGGCGGACGGATCGTCCGTGTCCGGGGCGGCCTGGTCTGGTTCGTCCGGCTGATCGGCGCCGGTGTCGGTCTCTGGTTCTTCAGGTGCCGGTTCCTGGGGCTCGGTCTCCACGTCCGGGACCGCCTCGGGCATGGTCACGGTCTCGGTCTCCGACTTGGCTCCGATGGTCATCGTCGACGGGGATGCCCCACGGACCACGGACGAGACCTCGACCCAGTCCAGGTCCATGATCGTCCGGGTGGAATCGGCGCCGTCCCGGTCGTAGGCGACGGCATCGTTCCCCGGTATGTTGAACCCCACGGACCACTCCCGGACGAATGCGCCGGCGATATTCGAGTAGGCTTCCCGGCCGGCCTGGGTGTCCATGTTCATCTGCATCCTGGCGAAAAGCCGGTGTTCGTCCCCCGATATATGCTCAGGCTGGGCGAACAGGACCTTCCCCACGAGCTGGCTCTGGTCGTGTCCGGACAGCACCGGGATGGGCAGCCTGGACCGGATGGAGCTGTCGAAGGCCTCCGGGTTGATGATGTCCCCGTCATGGTCCTTGATCCCCATGGTGTTCACGTAGGCCTCCACGATCCCCTGGGAATCATCGACGCCCTTGGCCTCGGATATGTGCAATTTATTGATCAACGGTGTCCTCCGGTCTGTAATCTCTGGGCATCGGCAGCCAGTTCAGCCGGCCATTGGGATGGTCGTCTATGTTCCGCGCCTGATCTAAGGTGTAGACCTGGCCGTGGCGCTCGATGCACGTCCGGCCATACGGGTCGCCCGGGTCCACGTAGTTGTCGTCAGGGTCGCCGTCCGGGTCGTCTGCCCGGACATATCCGAACCCTTGCTCCTGGTAGAAGCCCACGGACGTCTGGTTCTGGGTCCGCATGATCTCCGTCCTGGCGATCAGCCGGGACCGTTTCTCGGTCTCGGTCAACAGGGACCGGAGGCCTGGGAAGTTGTCGTCCGGGACGCCCCTGGCCAGCCCCTCGATGGAATAGCCGCGTTCCAGGGCGATCTCGATGGCCCGTCCGATGTTCCGGTGGCTGGTCCGGTGGATCAGGGTGGCCCGTGTCGGCGCCTGCGTCAGCGCGGACTGGACCACCGGCAACTTCTCGTCCCAGTCCAACGTGCCGGCCACGCCGGAATCGTTGATGATGTCGAACGTCTTCTGAGACACCCTGGCCGCCGACGCCCTTATGATCTCGGCCAGGCCGTTGATCTCGGCGGACGGCAGCAGTTCATCAGCATCGAAGGGGAAGGCCTTGGTCTCGTCTGTCCCGCGTTCCATATGCCGGCCCAGGATGCCGTCCACCCGGTTCCGGACGCCCCGGAAGTACCGCTGGAGCTTGGGCAGCATGATGTCCGTCTCGGTCTCACGGTCCTCCAGGAGTCTCCGGGCGGTCATCGCGCCCCGCGGCGCCGGCCTGGGAGGAGCCTTCTCCGCGTCCGGGAACGGTCTGTCGCCGCCGAGGACCCGCCAGGGATCGAAGGGTTCTTTCGTGGGATACGACTGCCGGGACTGCTCGACGGCCTCCGGGGCTGCCCCGATCGCCACCGGCGCCATGCTCTGGCCGTCGGCCATCTCGAACACGGCGGCCGGGATGCGTCGGATGTCCCCGTCCGTGACGGCGTCCAGGCCCAACTGCTGACGGGCCTCGTTCAGTGTCATGATCCCGCCGGTGAACAGGGCGTTCACCCTGGCCGTCTGGTCCGCCTTGTCGTCCAGGGACGCTCTCATCGCCGACCAGTCGGCGGTCATGGTCTCGTTCCCCGGATACTCGCTGAACAGGTGATGGTTCAGATACCGGAGGATACGGTTCACCAGGGGCTCCAGGGTCTCACTGTGGAACGTCAGACGGGCCTCCCGGTAATTGCTATAGGTCGACCGCTGCAGGCCCACATTCGCGCCCACAAGGATCGCCGGCACACCGAACACCGCGCAGATCCGGGACTCGGTCAGGTCGTGGAGCTCGGACATCGCCATGTCCTTGGGCGCCGAGGCCATCTGCTGATACTCGGCGTCCTCGTCCAGGATGGCGATCCGGTGGAAGTTGTTCCGGCCGCCGAACTGGGACCGCCACCGGGACCGGATGGTCGATGCCTCCTCCTGGGTGTTCAGCCGGCGCTTCAGTTTCAGGAGCCCGGAGGGGACGCCGGCGTTCTGGAAGTAGACCTTGGCGAAGTCCGTCATGTTCAGGTCGAGGTTCACCATCCGGGACAGCACCTGGAGGGGGCTCAGGCCGTACAGGTCGCCGCCCGGATTGGGCAGGGACAGATGGCACATATCCTCCACGGGGATCTGGTAGTCCTTCCCGCCCACGTCATAGACGAAACTGGCGGCGCCGTAGCTGGCGCCGATGATCCGGACCCGGTCCGGCCTGAGGAGGTATAACGCCGTGACCCGGTTCCCCCTGGACCGTTCCTTGTAGACGTAGGCGTTGCCGGCCACCATGAGATAGGTGACCAACTGTTCGATGAAGGAATACCAGTCGTCGGTGGAGTTGGGCCTCGTGACCAGGTCGTAAAGGAGCCCGGATGTGACTTCGACGGTCCCGCCATCGGTGGACGGGGCTTCGATCAGATACCTGGGGGATGCTGCGGCGACGGCCAGTTCCTTGATGCAGGCGTGGACGATCTCGTTCTTGCCGTATCCCTCGGAGGCGAAATTGGCATAGGAGGCGTCCGGGTAGGTCGCCTGGCCCACGTCATAATTCAGCGGGACCGTACCGCCCACTTCCTCGCCTGGATACTGCTTCAGGGCTGCCGGGAAGAACCGGT